TTTTGATATGCACCATTTTCAATAGCAGTTTTAAATATTTCATCATCTGTTAGTGTCTTTGCTTTCAACGCTTCTATTTCAGCTTGTTGCTGGCGTAGCATGGTGGCTGCTTGTTTTGCTGCTTTGTTTGCAAAAGGATTGTTGTACCAATCATCATCTTCTAAACAATCAGCTAGTTCATTTGCGTTCATCTAATATCCCCTTAAATAGTGCCAGCTTGCCCAAGAAGTTGGCTGGCTCAACCCCTAACTACCTGGCTAATTAACGCCAGATTCCCCTTGAGCTGGTGATTCTTCCAAATAATCAATCATGACTAAACAACCACCGCCCTTTTTAACCATGCCTCGCTCAATGCGAACCCAATGAACTTGAACATCATCATCAAATACACCAGCATCCTGCAAGGCATCTAATATTGGCTTTATGCAGTTATCTACATCCATGAGCTTTTTAGAGCGTGGATAAAGAAAAATATCTACCCAAATTTGCTTATCGCCAAACTTAGGCACTCTGAACTCAGCGCAATACTCTGCGACTGCATTTTTAAATTCCCTACCCCGCTTAGAAATAAATCGTCTGTTTCCTGAAGCGATCCAGTAGTTATTGATACTGGGAGGGTAAGGTAAATTTAAAACAACCATTAAAAGGGTACATCTCCGTCTTGAACCCGATTAACTTCTTTAGGATAAGTACCGCCATTATCTGGCTTCCAGTTATCCTCAGAAAGACTGATTAAGCTGCCTTTAGGCGTTTGCTTAGTCCAACCTGCTATCTTGAGAGTTTGCCCTGCTTTGTAGTCCTCAGAAAGCAATAGAGTGCCTTTCCAATCAGGTGACTTTTCGTGTTTTTTCTCATTTTGAAATAACACCCCTTTGCCCATTTGGGCGATATGTCCGTTAGCCATTGTTGATTTCCTTTCTAAACTCTTGGACTCTTGATAAGAATTTCGCTGTTGTATTGCCATCAAATGTTTTTGTATAGGCTGCATTGCAATCCCTCAAAGCATTAATCTTCTTAAAACGCTCCTCATCACTGTATTTCTTAGATTCATGGAGCTTGGCGTGTAATTCTGCAAAGCCATCAATCCAATCATCACGATTCAAATACACTGCGTAAGGCTCATCAGTGCCAGGGATGAGCAGGGGAATACCTAAATCACTCTTGATATTCTCAATCGTTATTGCCTCACCGCCAGCTTTTACAGTGACTTCTGGTGCAACGACCTGAATATTTCCCATCTCTTTTAATACTTGAGGCTTGACGGGCGTGCTTTCAAAGTTTTCGACCTCATCGGGGCTGTAGAACCCTGTAACAGATCCTGGGAAAACTGATCTAATCCCCTCTGAAATACAACGGCTTCGTAGCATCGCTCTGGGGAACTTTTGCCATCCAGACCCAGGTTTAACAAGACCGATTTTGTTTGCTTGCTCGATAGTCCATGTAACCGCAAGCTCACCCCCGTTGGGATGTGAAAAAACTCCTGTAACTTTGTCATCTGCGTAATCCCTCCATGTAACTTTTCCACCTGCATTTTGAAAGCGTGCCAGCATAGCATCTGCCTTAAGAGCTGGTCTGCCTTGAATAATGTGAAAATCTCTTGCTGCTGTAGCAGGATGTAAACCTTCAGCCTGAGCTACTGCCATAAGAGCTAGCACAGAGTTTTTATCCTTCATGCCAAACAAACCACTGGCAGCAATAGCCGTAGCCATCTGCTCCATTTCTGAATAAGCGACTAAATTAGACATGAATCATCTCCGAAATTGTGTAAATCGTGTCAATGACTGAGCTGGCAGCCATAATCCATACTGCTATATCAATGTTGTTCATTTGAGTAAAAACCTCCGTGATCCTGGCTGCTCAATAACGAACTTCTCATAAATATCGGGCATAGCCTTTTTAAACAAATCAGAGCTAAAACGACTACTGCTCTTGCTGGACTTCCAAGTAACTAAGCTAGTGCCATCTACTGCTCTGATCTCTTGGTTTTCTCCCATCAAGTTACGGATCTGAACTTCTATATTCTCCCCAGTAGCCTCAAGATTCTTAATTTGATTCTTAATATCTTTAAGGTAAGTGACAGCCATTTCAACTTGCTGCGTAGCCGTAATGACCCCATCTTTACTTTCGGGGTACATGATTTTAGTTTGTTCGACTGTTTCGGCTGGAGGTGTTGTCCCTGCTTTGACATGACCCCAAACCTGAGCCATTTTCTTGATGAGATCTTCCTTTTCAGCGTCTGAAATGTTGAACTCGAATGTATGAAACTCTTGACCACCAAATAAAACAGCCAAAAAGATCCTATTAACATTGTGGCAAGCAGCTTCGTGGACAAGCTGGGCATAATCAGCAGCAGGAATCCGATTAGATTCAGGATCAAACTTAGAACGAACTCCTGCGTTGTAGTTTTTAGCCTCAACAAGTGTATGACCATCAGAACTGACGAAATCAAAATGAGATTTAAACCAATCATGGTTTGAATGGGTAAGTGCATAGTCTGCATCCTTTAATTCAATGCCTAAGCGTTGTTGGGCTAATCTTCCAATCGTGGGCTGCATAACATGACCCATCTGCACCGCCTCAACGCCTGATAAGTCTGGCAGCTCCTTCTTGCCCTGCTTTTCTAAGATGACATCAACCATCTTTCCATTAGCTACCTTACGGCTATCTCCTGACCAGATAGCACTGTTACGCACTTGGGGTGAAAAATCTGCTTGATCGTTCATTCTGTTATCTCCAATAGTGTTTTAAGGATCTCACGATAAGATTCGATCTTTTCCTCTAATTGACCGCACTCATCCCGCAACACTTCACAAGTGTTTTTGTGATCTCTCAGATCATCTTGGAGCTGCGCAATGACATCATCTTGACGAGCTATCAGATTCTTTAGCTTGTCCATCTCTGACTTTTCCTTGCGTGTCATTTTCTGAAGCTCTGCAAGATCTTCATTAGTCAAACTAATATGAGATTTATTTTTACTGCCTTTAGGTCTACCTACTGGTCTTTTATTTGTCATTGCTTATCTCCCGAATGGAATGGTAGAGAGATCGTCAAGATCTGCCTCTTGTTCATTAACTGGCTCAAACTCTTTAGCCTCAAACCAGTTAGCATTACTGGTACATAGATGACCAAAGGTTCGGGCATCCTTAGCCTGCAATGGCTGTACTTTTCCGTAAACTGGATCTTTAGGTGCGTGGGGGGACGAGCATTTTTCTACTCGAGCCTTTAGGTATGTACGATTTTCACCCACGACTGCGGCGCAAAAATCTTCTATTTCAATGAACCACTTGCAATCAATGCAATATTTCATAGCGAATTGTCCTTAAATTAATAGTTAGGTTTATAGTTACTACAGTTACAACATTACTACATTATTTGCATTAGTGCAATTTATTTGTTAAGTGTTGGGCATAAACTACAAAATGAATTTATGCCTTTTTTGCCACTTGACGAATAGGTAATTCCCTACTTGCGTGGGGATTCCCCTACTTGTTTAAAATCAAGGGGTTATCCTCCTCTGGCTTACTAGGATCGTGTATTACTACATCCCCCTGGGCGTTGATGTAATAGAGATCCCCCAGCTCCTTTGCCTTGATTAAATTGCGGTACTGAACCCTAGAGTTCATCTCCATCCACTTTGCTGCATCATCATCTGCTTTACTCATTTGTTGCTCCTTTTAAAAAGTTGTGGTTTAATGCGATTAAGTTTGTTTTAGTCGTGGTTTTGTTGTCAGTTGGTAAGGGGGCTTAGCAACGAATTAGACATCGCTACCAAAATCACGATTAAAGCAAATTAAACGGGGGCATTACCCACCCCTCCCGCATGGTGTAGCGCCAAAGGGAATAAACAAGCTGGCTAGTATCTGGGGGACTCTTACAGGATCGCACCCCTTTAGTTAAGCAGCAAGATAAACGATAGCTACTCTCTTTTTTGAGAGATCCCCGCCTAAAGCGGGTTTGGGGCTTAGCTTTTTCCACTTGGGGCTTTCCTACCAAGCCAGAGCCAAAACTACTAAAGCCAGCAAACCAATAGCTGAACCAATATCAATTAAATAATGTGCGTGTATGCGTATGCGTAGGCGCTCGTATGCGGGTACTGATTTGATAAATAGATGTCGTTGAATGGTAAAAATATCTTTATTTCTCATATTATTCTTTCAAAATAGTTAAAACGATTTAAAAGCGATATAAGACGATTTTTAAGGGTAGATGATAGATAGATACCATCTAACCCCTAAAAAGCGCTTAAAACAATGATCCTGCCTTGTTTGAATAGATCCAGGCAGGGTATGACAATGCCTTAATGCCTTGTTTAGCGCATAAGTAAAGGTATGCGCTGTATTTATCCTTGATAGTCATAATTGCAGCTCCCCCGTAAGCTGGCATTGAGGCGCTTTATAGGAATAATGCTCATAAGACCTGATTTTGCTAGAGCGCTCTCTGCTTATATGGTTTATTAGGTCAAACTCTCTGCCAGTCTTATTCATTGCTGCCTGGAATAAGGAATAATCACAATCTTCCTCAAGATAAGCAAAATCCCCCCGCTGGTAGCTATACCAGGATATTTGATCCTCAATATCTAAAACCCTTAATAGGGCTTTAGATACTTTTAGCCAACCGTGACCTGGATCTTCATAAAAGTGCAATTTATACATATATCCCCCTTGTTTAAGCTGCTGCCTGGTTTGAAATAGCGTCTAACTGATTGATGTAGTCTGCTGCTTTTTGCGCTAATGCTGCTGCATTAAATATCGCTTTATTGTCTGCCTTGAGGCACTTTAGCCATGATCCGATATAGTCTGCATGGCGAAGATCACCAGCAATGGAATAATCCTGGCATAAAAAGGCAGCGCCTAATTCTGCTACTAATTCTTCAAAAGCATAAGCAGAGTCTGCGAAGCGCTTGCCTTTGGTACGGTCTAACCTATGCTTAGCGCCAGACCAATGCACCAGCTCATGGAGCGCTGTAGCGTAGTAATCTGATTCAGTCTTAAAATCAGTCTTATTAGGCAAGTGAATAGAATCTTCAGACGGTCTATAAAATGCGCTGTTAGATCCATGCTTGATATTAGCGCCAGACTTAATCAATCTATCATCAAGCGCTGGCATTGGATTGAATTCAGGCAATACGGGCTTAGTCTGCTCAAACTCAATGCCCTCTACCTGGCAAGCATTAAAAACATAGTAAGACTTGAGGCAATGATAGATAGACTGCTCAATATTGCCATTTTCAGGATTAATACTGTCTTTTTGAATAGGTGAATAGAAAACAATCATTGTGCCTTTTTCACCTTTTTTGACGCTAGCGCCTAATTCCTGCCATTGCTTAAAACTTGCCCAATAGGGCATAGAGTAGCCAGACATTCCTAGGATCAATCTATTGATACCTGAATAAGGCTTTTTGCTTATGATATTTTGATCTTCATTCCCTGCACGAGTAGTCCAAGGTTTGATCCAAGGTGCAGCGCCATTTTCTAATTCTTGAATGATTCTGTCTGTTACTTGTTGATAGACTTTGTTTTCCATTTTTAATATCCCTTTTAAGTTAAGAGCCTGGATTCTCACCAGGTAAACATACACTTAATTAGTAGTGCATAGCTAGATTATAGACATTAGTTTGATGATGTCAACAAGTTTTATTAAATATTTTTAAGATAGTTTTGTGATATAGTTTTGCATAGCTATAATAGATCTATATATAGATTGTCTATAGTCTATATAGACCTATTAGCTATTGTCTATAGTTTATATAGGTGCTTACTGTATAGTCTTATAGATAGACTGTAGGGTAATTCAAAGGGCTAAGAGATAGACTACTCCCTCCCCTCCCTTGTTTTACATAATTCCTAAGGGTATCCCTGTCATCACTAGCTCAATGCCTTGTATAGTATCTATAGGCGTAACTGGTAATGGCTAGCCGTTGATTGTTGCTAGATCGTTGACTGAATCCGCCCAGAGCATGGGACGGGACTTGATGGAGAGCGTACCCCTCTCCCATTCCACCCCAAAAAAAAATCTAGTTTTTTAGACTTTGCTTAACGATGACATTCTTTGATAAATCAAAGCTGTCAGAAGCATTGGTGTAGATGAGGCGTGATAACACCTTGTCTTGATTGAAGATATTGTGGGTAGTCCACATTGGACCAGTATCTACACCCTCGATTAACTGCACGCCCTTGGATAGAACGCCTATGTCAGTGACCGTGTAATGGCTCTCAAGAGTGCTAGGAACGATGCCTGTAGGGTGGGTAGTGATGACTTTTAACCCCTCATTTGTTAATTCCATGACCCGTTTCTTAAAGAAATCCGCATTAAAGTCTGGTAATTGCCCTGACTGTGGGGGAGCGTTAATGACTAGGAGATCAAACTCATACCTACACGGTTCTTTCAAGGCGGGGTAATCGAAAAGCAGGTCTTGCCTGCTCGCTATAGGAGAGGAAACTTCTAACAGGTCTGATAGGTGATCGAACCATTCCATGTGAAATTGCGCCCACTGCCTACGCAAGGGATGGTTGTGAAAGTAGTTATCCCTGCCAATCCAAGCGTTAATAGAGCCTGGTGGGATGGATAGATCTGCTAAGAGGATGCTTACGCCCTCACACAAGGGTTGTAGCTGGCTATGGTACTGCGGATGGCAATGGTGAACAAAGTCCATGTCACTATCTTGCTCACAAACTTTACGCAAATAGTTCAGATGAATAAGGTTATCGCCTAGATGATATTCGTTGTATGTGTGTATCATGGTGGTGTATGATGAGTTAAGTTATAAGGAGAATACTACATGAGTATTGAGGTTGAAAAAAATATTCCAATACCCCCTGAGAAAAAGCGCAATGTGTACCCATATAAGGTTATGGAGATCGGTGAATCATTCTTTGTACCAGCGGGGAAGCTGCAAATTGTCTGTAATGCAAACTACAGAACAGGCAAACAACTAAGTAGAAAATTTATTGCTAGAAAAGACGGAGAAGGGGTAAGAGTATGGAGAACGGAATAAAAGACGCAATATCAGTCCAGCAGTACATTGAAAAGGCTGGGGACATTGCTAAGAAGGAATACATGACCAGAATATGGGCTATGACTAAAGATGACATCTTCCATGAGTTGATGCGTGTCCATGCCAAGTCCTCTGAACTCCTCATGATGGCTGAAGCGGAGATTTTGCATCTCAAGAAACTGCTAGAGCCTGAAGATGGTGATTGCGTACACTGATTGGGAGCGCCTGTGCGAGGAAAGACAAATGTTCAAGACAGAGATGTTAAGAGCCTTGTCTTGCAAAACCAAGAAACAAAAGATCGCATTAGCAAAAGAATGGAAGGAACGGTTTAGCCCAATGACCTATACCGCCTTGATTGACCTAGCTAGGAATCACACCGCTAGGCTCAAAGTGGCGTATTGGGATTTACCGAACTTTGAAACCAAAAAACTGAGTAAACACAATTGAAAACCGCAGCCGTAGTGACCGTGACCAACGGGAAACGCATGAAAGAGTTAGAGGATTGCATTGCAAGCGTGTCTAGCCAAACTTATAAAGCAAAACACTACATTCTTTGTGATAACGATTGGGATAGCTACATTGCTATCAGATGGCTTTACCCAAATTTAAAAGTGTGTTTTTGGGATGGCAATGTCGGTGGCAAAGATGTAGAAGGCAGAAGGCTTTATGCTGCAAGTGCTTTTCTTGTGAATGAAGATGTGACTTTCTTTTGCAACGATGACGATTGGTATAAGCCTAATCATGTAGAGTCCATTATGACCAAGATGGAAGAAGGTTATGATTGGGTGTATTGCCTACGCTCGGTGTACGAGAAGGAAGGGCGATTTATCTGTGAAGATAACTGCGAAGCCCTTGGAAGCCTTCACGACTGCTGGAACGCACCAGGTCATAGCTTTGTTGATTGGTGTATGTGGGGCATGAAAACCGAGTGCCTAAAGACTCTAGCCATCATCCTTTCCCAACCAGGCTGGGGTGGTGACCGTAAATTCTACGCAGCAGCTACTCAGGTTTACCCTAATTTTGCTTGGTCAGGACAAAACACTTTCTGCTTTAGGCTTGGTGGTAATGAATACTCAGTAGGTCGAGATTTCTTTGAACAAGGGAATAAGACCATGCTTGAGAAATACAACAACAAATTACCTTGGCTAACCAATGAGTAAATTTAACCTTCAGCATTTTTACTACTTTTGTAAGCAGCTCAAGATTGAAACTAAAGAGCAAGGTTTACGCAAGATGGATAACCTTCTTGGTACTCAAACCTATGTGATGAATGAAATTGCAAAGGGCTTGGAGGAGGACATCCACTTTTTTGTTATCTTGAAAGGAAGGCAACTTGGAATCACGACTATCTCCCTCGCACTTGACCTCTACTGGCACTTCATGCACCCAGGGCTTCAAGGCACACTCACAACAGATACGGAAGAAAATAGGGATATGTTCCGAACAACCCTTGCCATGTATATGGATGGTTTGCCCAAAGAGTTCAAAATCCCGATCCTTGCTCACAACCGAAATCAGCTTTCCCTCAAAAACCGCAGCCGTATCTTTTATCAAGTCGCTGGGCTTAGAGCGAAAGGAAGTCTGGGTCGTGGTAAGGCTATTACATACCTTCATGGAACGGAAACCTCAAGCTGGGGAGATGAAGAAGGACTTGCTTCCCTCCTAGCTTCCCTTGCTGAAACTAACCCTGATCGTCTGTACACCTTTGAGTCCACAGCACGGGGCTTTAATATGTTTCACGATATGTACACCACTGCTAAAAAAGCTAGAACACAACGAGCTATCTTTTGTGGCTGGTGGCGTAACGAGCTGTATTCCCTAGATCCTGAAGGTCAGACTTACAAAGTCTATTGGGATGGCAAGCTCACAGGTGAAGAAAAAGAATGGGTGCGTGACATCAAAAAGCTCTACGGTGTTGAAATCAATTCCCGTCAGATTGCTTGGTGGCGCTGGAAGATGCTAGAAGGTATTAAGGATGACTCTCTCATGTATCAGGAGTTTCCGCCTACTGAGGACTACGCTTTTGTGATGACTGGCACATCGTTCTTCTCCAATGCAAGATGTACCGATGCCATGAAAAAACTAAAGAAAGTACCTTATGAATCCTACCGATATAGTTTTGGAGTTAATTTTCAAGACACGGAAGTACTTAAATCTACTGAACGACTCGCAACCCTCAAGGTATGGGAAGAACCTGTTGATACTGCTTACTATGTTATTGGCGCTGATCCTGCTTACGGCTCTAGCGACTGGGCTGATCGGTTTTGTATTCAGGTGTTGCGGGTATATGCCGATGGACTTGAGCAGGTGGCTTCATTTGCCACCTCTGAAATGAACACCTACCAGTTTGCTTGGGTGATTGCCCACTTAGCTGGCGCTTACAAGAACTCTACGCTAAACCTTGAAATCAATGGTCCAGGTCAGGCGGTCATCAATGAACTACGCAACCTCAAGCGTCAAGCTGCTGCGATGGGTTCTGCTTTGGGTAAAGTCCTCATGGATGTGTAAGGCAATATGCAAAATTACATCTGGCGCTGGTTCGATACGTT